TCCGGCTGACGCATCGGACAGAATCTGCTCCGCTGTTCGCACGGGCGCGACCGGCTTCGGCTCATTCGGCTCATCGAGTTTGATGTCATCCCAGTAGCTCATCCGACCATGCTCCTGTAAGGTTCGAGGTATTCTTTGACCGTTTGTGGGAGCGCCCGACTCCCACTGCCCATACTTGGCCCCCGATAGCTCACGCTCACATCGCCCACACTTTCGCTGGCAATATCATCACTCCGGCTTCTCGCGTGATACGCACTCTTGACCAATTCGATACACGCATCTTCGATGTCCGCTGGTAAGGTCGGGCCGGTACTCGTGTTGTAGTGACCAGTCGAGGAAGTCCCGTTTGGACCGATATAGCCTGCGGAAAATTCCACCAACCAGTTGTGATATTCCCCATCCACTTGCGGGACATCGCCAATCGAGCCGTGTTGAATCTGTCGCGTCCATCGCCAGCCATAATCCCGATTGAGAAAGCCGCCCGCGTGATCGACACGATATTCTGTCGCCGCCAGTTCGATCCCATCTCCGCCCGTCCCGGTATCGGTGCCGTCAATCACGCGATCCACGGCGACCACCGGACAAAACGGGAGCAAGAGATTCACGCCGCCATAACTCGGCAGCACGGCCTGATAGGTTTGCAAGAGGAGCGGGCGTCCCAGATAGGATTGGATACGCCGACTGGCCCTCAGAATCTGACGGTCCAGAAATTGATCAGTGAGGGAATCCGTGATGGCTAAGGCTTCCTTCACGTTCTCCAGTGTCGTCAACTTGTCGTCGGTCGCTGTCGCGCATGTGGTCCACATCCGTCACTCCACCTGCCCTCCGCGACTGCGGACCTCCAAAATGTCGTACATCCGCTGGACTTCCTGCTGGGCGCCATCGTGCATGTAGAGCCGGTTTAAGGCCTTGTCCATGTTGGTGCGGAGTTCGTCGATATGCTTCTCCATCGCCACCTTGGCCTCGTCATTGAGTCGCTTGATCACCCACTCGGTTTCTTCAATGCGGCCCTGCCACACCTTCACCTCATCACGCATCAACGTGACTTGTTCGCTCAGTTGCGCGGATCGCTTTTTCAATTTGGCCAGACTGTAGAAGCCGTAATCGGGTTCCTGCTGATAGCCATAGCGGTGGGATTGCCAGAGCAATGCACACCCTTCCGGCTTATGCACGTGAATGCCGCGTTCGTTCGCAATGCCCAAGAGATATTCGACGCAGGCCTTCTCAAAGAAATACTCGCGGCCAATAATCAGGTCGATCCCGTAGATCCCGATTTCTTGGAAGCCTTCGGCAATCGCCAAGGCCACCATAAAGGCAATCGTGCTGGTGAAATAGTCGTGGATCTTACACTCGGCCATCACCCGTTCAATCGGGTAGCGCACCGAGGTGGGAATCTCATCAAGGTGGTCGATCATGTAGATCGGGATGGGGGCCTCTTGCATAAACTGCCGTTGATTGGCCCCTGGTGCCCACTTGGTTTCATCGTCCCAATCCTTATGGATCTGAAACCACCGGTCGGCTTTAGGAATGAACCGATAGAGTTGGTTGACGCCCCAGATTTCACAGTCAGGATCATCCCACCAGGCCATGTGGCGTGAATTTTCCGCGTAGCCCACGATGCACACTTTTTTACGAGCCGACTTCACGAGTCCTGCGTGATGGTCCAAGATTTCCACATGCGCGGCATTCGGATGATCCCAACGGATCGGTCCCGTCCACTCGGACGGAATCCCATCGACTTGACTCCACTCCACATCGGACGCCTGGATCTTGCCTGCGGTGATGGCCTTGGTCACCGCCAAATGTTTCGGGTCCGCCGTCAGATCCATGACCTGTGTTTTCCCGTGTTGCATGTCACCCTTTCTTGTTGGCAGCGGTCGTGACCATCTTGTGTTGGGTCGGCTGTTCGACCGCTTTGGATTCGTAGGTGGCCTCTTGCTCGCGCAAGGCGGCCCGCTGTCGGATCGCTTGCTCCGCCATCCAGTCGGGGAGACTGGCCAAATCGCCCGCCACGTACAGGGGGCCGCCAGCCACAATGAAATTTCTGATAAATCGCACTGCGACAAGCGGCATGACCCCTGCTCCGTACTTAGGTGGATGTGCTCGTGGCGTACAACGCGTTCTGACTGCCGCTACGGAAGATCGCTTTCCTGGTCGGCGGATCTTCGTCGGGCCGGTGCATGATCGCCCCGAGCGACACGGTTAAGGCATTGGCCCCCGTGGTCGCCGTGGACAGGCCCGCCCGCGTGACAATGGCCGCAGGCGCAATCCAGCGCTTCACGCCCAAGAGGTGGTAATAGGCCCCCGTATGTTGGACCGACAAATCCGCCGTGGCGTAGGACTTGTAATCGGTCGTCAATTCGCCCGTGTTGTAAATCTGCTGTTGGGCCACCCGTAGCCCTGTCGAGACTTCCGCCAAATCGCCTCCACCGGAACTGTCGCCGTGTTTCAGGAACACATCAAGTTTGGCCGTTTTCGACCCTGTCGTGGAGGTATTGCCCGCCAGCGTCCCGATGACAAACGGGGCCGCATAGGAATAGTGCCGCCCCAACGAGAGCCGGTCGATGACACCGCCCGTGATGGTCCCACCCGAGGTGGCACCCCCACCGGTCGCGCAATCCATGACCAGCGTATCCGCCTTGCTGTGAATAACCGAGCCTGTGATATGCAGCATGAAAATCTCCTTGCTAGGTGGGGGAGCGAATCATCTCCCCCACGTGAGGTGCGCTTACGCCCAGTTGATGTCCTCGTAGTAGGCGACGGATTCCGTGCGCCGACACGCGAGGTCGTGTTCTTGGATCGCCCGAATCACCGTCTCATCCCGATGGTAGGCCGATTTCACCGTCCCGCCCTCTTCGTAGGCCGCATCACCGGACGCGTCGATCATCAAGCGCTCGGAGTCGCCGATGACCACATCCGCGAAATCGACCAGATACAATTCGGAACGGCTGGTGAGCGCGCCCACCGTCAGATTGGTCGGCACTTGCGTGGTATAGCGGAAGGGCCAGCCCCAGAGCGTGCCACGGGACATTTCATCGCGGAACGCATACGGCCCGTTGGTGGTCCGCACCGTCATCAAATAATTCCAGGTGCGAGGCGCCAAGATCCAGGCCGGTCGGCTCATCGGCACGTTGGCTTCCACCAACTTCAGAATGAGGCGGCCCAAATCCTGGGTCACCTTCGTCAGATCGAAACCAGTCTGGCAGGCCAGGTTGTTGCCTGCATCCTTCGCCCACTGCCGAATCCCCTTGGGTGAAGTCGTGGTGCCGTTCTGGTCAATACCGGAATCACGGAGGAAGGCCTGATCTTCGCGCACGCGCATCGAATCCACGATGTCATCACGAATGATCCCGTCTGCGCCTGGAGAGGAATAGCGGAACAAATCGTTGGACGCGGGCACGACCGTCACCAGCTTTTTGAAGGCCAGCTTGACCGAGCCGATCTTCACGCTGGAGGTCGCGGCGGCCTGCGACTCCCCGACATAGTAGGAATTGGTCTGCTGGGTTTTCTTCGGGAGCGTAAAGTTCCCATTCGGCATGGGCAGTTGCGTAGCGCCCAACGCCCGCACGACCACGGCGGCCCGTAGGAGGTCGATGATCTCACCGGAGACGGATTGCGGAATGAGCACGCCGCCCGTTTCAGGATCGCCCATCGTCATCGCTTTCTGAAACTCGGCGGATTTATATTCGGCGGCAATATCCGCATTGCCGTCCCGCTCCAAGACCTTGATCATCTCATCGACATTATTGCGGCCCATTTTCGCGGCCCGCACGCACGCGCCAAAGGCCATGCCCTTTTCCCGCTTTTTGGCACGGCTGGAAAAGAGCGGGCTCTCTTCCTTGGCCATGTCCTTGAGGATCTTGGCCATGTCCAGTTGATCGGTCTGATACTTCGAGAGATCGCCCTTCATGGGTTTGAGGGCGTCCTCGACGGCGGACAGCACCGTGTCTTTCACCTTGTCGCCCATCTCGGTCTTGAGAACCGGCAAGATCACATCCTTGATGTGCTTGTTCAGATCCTCCATCGTCAGTGCTGGCATCGCGGCTTCCTCCTCAAGCTATGCAACGCGCCCACGCGCATAATCGAGACGCGCCTGGACGGTTTGGGTGATGGCCTCAGTCAGCCCCTCTTTGAAGGCTTGCCCGATGGCCGCAGTGATTTGGTCGGGGTCCACAAACACCAAGTCAGGACCGGCAATTTCCAAAAACTTTTCTTCGGGCGTGTCCAGAATCTCCACGTGGGCCGTGTCGTCAGCCTTCATGTGTTCCCCCGTCGAGGACGACGACGAACACCCTTTGACCGTCAAATCAACGGCAAAGGTTTTCGAGGCGGTGATGAACTGAAAGACTTTTTCGACTTGTTCGCGGGTGACGGAGACGCAGGGTGCCCCGTAGGTTTCATCCAGGTAGCGGGTACACCACTCTTCAATCGGACGCAGATCCAAATGCTTTTGCTTGGCCCGTTGCACCAGCGCCCCAGGATGCGCCCCAATCGGCACGATGCTGTATTCGATGAGCACGGACTTGCTGATGTCGAAGCCTTTGCGGTCGGTGTTGTAACTGTGTTCTTTTGGCTTGAACCCGACCGACGCCGCATTGAGAAACCCGTCTTTCACGAGTTCATACACGGTATCCGCAAAGGGATGAATGCCCTTTTCGGGAAAATGGGGATAGCCATAGAGAGAATCGCCATCGACAGAAGCCCCCACATCTTTCGCAATCGGCAACGATTTGTAGTCGTGGCCGAACATGACGGGGCCGCCTGCGGCTTTGAAATTGGTGAGATCCCAGCCTTTGGGATCAATCGAATCGTTGTCGTAATCGACGGAGGCATCGGAGAGTTTGAATTTGAAGCTGCGCGTCTCGGGTTTGTGGCCCTTAAACTCGACCGTGAAGATTTTGACTTCGTGATCGGTCAATTCTCTGTCAGGCATGTGCGCCTCCAGGCCATAAAAAAAGGCCGGAAACCCCTCATGGGATCTCCGGCCTCACACTTGCGCCGAGCAACTTAAATTGTTGTAAGCTGGCTAGAGTGTATCCTAGCTCGGGTAATTTGGCAAGGACTTTTACCGAAACGAGTAATCGTTGATCCGATGCGTTGCCCCATTCAGCACTTCGATCTCAGGGGTCAAGAGCATCGCCCGCACGCGATTATCACTCGCAATCTTCACATCCAACTTGATCGACTTGACGGGTGCGCCACTGTCTAAGAGGGAGCGGTAGCGCTCCAGCATGTCGATCACGGCGGCTTTGATCACATCGGTGCGGGTCATCCCACCGCTTCCTGTTTGACGATCAGATCCTCCATGCTGCCCCACAACTCGCTTTGGACGGCATCGCGCCCGCCGTGGTTCCACCGATACGCATACTTTTCGTATTGTTCGGCAATGGCGGGATTCCACAGGAGTTCAAAGATCAGCCGCGCACAGCGCTTTTCGATCTCGGCTTTCTCTAAGTCGTAGTCAAAGCCGTAGC